TAAAACAATTCAATTCAAGTTATTCAGCTTCAAGAGCTGCACTTCTTGAATTTTGGAAGTCGGTTAAAATGCGCCGTGAATGGTTTGTCGCTGACTGGTGTAGGCCAATTTATGAAGTCTTTATACATGAAGCAGTAGCTAGGGGAAGGTTAAAAGCTCCTGGCTTTTTTGATGACCCGATTAAGCGTATGGCTTGGCTAGGCGCTGAATTTAGAGGACCTTCACAAGGTATGCTTGACCCTACTAAGGAAATCCAAGCAGAAGAAATGATGTGTAAGAACGGATTCAGTACAAGGGCAGATTCAGCTATCAGACTTAACGGTTCAGAATACGACAAAAACATAAACGCTTTAAAGCTAGAAAATGAAAAGCTAAAAGAGATTACTATCCCTGAAGCACCAGTTCAAGTACCTAGCCAAGAAGCGCAGGAGGGAAACAGTGAAACATAGACAAATAGAAAAACGAATGAATTCCGCTTTGCTTAATAACAATGTGGGAAAAATCGAACTATGGGGTGATGTATGCGAAACTCAACCTGTTGATATGTGGACGGGTGAACCTTTAGAGGGGCAATTCATAACAATGAAGGAGTTTAAAGAATCTTTAAACAAAGTCCAACACTGTAACTCTATTGAACTTCACCTTAATTCTTATGGTGGCGATGCAACGGTGGGTATTGCGATACATAACCTTCTAAAAGCTACAGGCAAAAAGATAACTTGTGTTATTGATGCCGTGGCTTGTAGTGCTGCTTTTACTATTGCAATGGCAGCTGATGAGGTTCAAGTTTATCCAGGTTCAATCCTTATGTGCCACGAAGTTAAAAGCTTTATGTTTGGCTATTACGGAAACGATGAACTTAAAAAGATTGAGAACGGCAATTCAGCTTATAACAATTCATCGGCTGCAATGTACGCTAACAAATCAGGTATGAGTAAAGCTCAATGTCTTAATCTAATGAAAAAAGAAACTTGGATGGATGGAGCTGAAGCAGTTGCTTATGGCTTTGCCGATGTTCTGCTTGAATCAGACGAAGAAAACAAACCAGTTGAATTAGTGAATAAAAACATCTTGAAAGTTAACGGGGTTGAGTATGACGTCAGCGGGTTAAATATCCCTGAAGAATTTATAAATAAGACAAACCTAGGAGGAAACGGCATGTCAAAAGAAAGTCTTAAAGACAAATTGATTAACGCTATTTCTACAATCTTCAAGAACGAAGCTGAAGAAGAAGTTGTTGAAGAAGTTAAAGAAGAAGTGGAAATCAAAGAGGAGGTTAAAGAAGAACCAGCAGCCGAAGAAATCGTTGAAGAAGAAAAAGTAGACGAAGTTAAAGAAGCTGAAGGCGAAGAAGAACCAAAAGAAGAAGTTGTAGAAGTTGACAACCAAGAGGTTGTTAATTCAGCTATCGAAGCTGAAAGACAAAGAATCCAAGAGATTGAAGCTATCGCAAACACTATTGATGCGGACCTAGTTCAAGAAGCTAAGTTCACAAATATTTGCGATGCTAAAGAACTTGCTTTGAGAATGCAACAAAGAGAAGCGCAAAAAGCAAATGAAGCTCTTGAAGATTTAAAAGCAGATTCAGAAGCAAGCAAAGTTAACGAAGTTGAATCAGTACAATGTGCTGAAATCGTTGACGATGAAAATCTAACAGAATCACAAGCAGTAAACGCAGTAAAAGCAATGTACGCAAAATTGAACAAGGCTAAGGAGGGTAAATAATGGCTGAACAATTAAACAAATTAGTTGCTGAAGTAACACCTGATAATCTAATCAATTCAGCACACGAAACAAACGCTTGTCATGTAACAGTAGCAGCTGGACAAGGCAAATTAAAAAGAGGAACAGCTCTAGCAGTTAATGCAGCTGGTAAAGCTGTAATCTTAGGAACAGCAGATGCAACAGCTTCTTACATTTTAGCAAAAGACGTTGATGCAACAGCTGAAGCTGTAGCAGTAGCTTACAGAGAAGGACATTTCAATGCAGATGCTCTTATCGTAAAAGCTGACTACACTATGACAGCTAAAGACAAAGACGATTTTAGAACACGTAACATCATTTTATCTGAATCACTATAGGAGGATTACAAATGGCATTAAATTACACAGATACAGCAGTTTTGTTAGCTGCATACAAAGAACAAAAAGCACCTAACACTTTCTTACAATCAAGATACTTCCCTGATGGAACAGTATTTAAAACAGCACAAGTTTTAGTTGAATACAAAGACGGTAACCAAAAACTTGCTCCTTTTGTATCTCCTGAAATCGGTGGTAAAGTTGTAAGACGTAATGGTTACGAAGCTAACGCTTATAAACCAGCTTTCATCGCTCCAAAAAGAGCTTTAACAATCGACAACCTAACAGAAAAAGGTTTCGGTGAAGCTTTATATGGTGAATTAACACCAGCTGAAAGAGCAGTTAAAATCACAGCTGATGATTTAACTGAAATGGATGAAATGATTGTTAGACGTCATGAGCAAATGTGCGCTCAAGTTCTTCAAGAAAACGCTTTAACAATGAACCATTATGGTGACGATAACAAATTGGTTGAAACTAAAAAGATTGAATACTTCAACGGTGTAAACGAAGCTGTTTATACTTCTTCAGCTAAATGGAATACAGCTGATGCTGATATCGTTGGTGAAGTTGCAGCTATTGCAAAAATATTAACTAAAAGAGGTTTACCAGCTACTGATGTTATTCTTGGTTCTGAAGCAGCAGATGCTTTCTTGAATAACGAAAAAATCCAAAAGCTTCTTGATAACAGAAACTACAATATCGGTTCTGTTGACCCTACAGAAAACTTCCCTGAAGCAACTTTCTTAGGTGTTATTAATTGCAAAGGACGTAAGATGAACTTCATCCAATACGATGCAACTTTTGAAGCTGAAGATGGTACAGATACACCATACATCAATCCTAAAGATATTATCGTTACAGCTCCTGGTTGTGGTGTAACTAACTATGGTTCAATTTCACAAATTAACTATGGTGAAATCGACTTCACAACTTACACTGAAAAACGTGTTCCTTTATATGGTGTTAAAGACCAAGTTAGAGAAATCGCTTTAAGAACAGCTCCTCTTGTACAACCAAAACACAAGAATGCTTTCATCAAAGCAACAGTTCTTTAATCGGTAAAAATTAAAAGGAGTAAAAACAATGATTAAAATAATCAAAGGTTATTATGGATATAAAAACGGAAATTCAATCATTCCTAAATGTTCAAAAGATGCGCCTTTTTCTTGCGACAAAGCAGAAGAAGCAAGGCTAGTTAAATTAGGTGTTGCTGAATATGTTAAAGCAGAAGCAAACGAAGGCGATGGACTAGACAAAGAAGCTCTTATTGCAAGATATAAAGAGCTTGGTTTAGCTGGTAATCCAGCTTCTTGGAAAGCTGAAACAATCGCTAAGAAAATTAAAGAAGCTGAAGCAGAAGCAAACGAAGGCGATGGAGACGATGAATCAAACGATGATGAATCAAATGACGATGAATCAAATGACGATGAATCAAATGACGCACCTTCTTTTGATGAAGTGGACGGAGTGGTAGAATAATGACCTTAAAAGACGAAATTACTAACGATATAAATAATGTATTCTTAGGCTTTGAGGACTTTGCAGAATTGCATCTTGTTGAAGGTAAAGAAATCCTATGTGTATTGGATGATGAAGCTTTGAAAACAAGACAAGGAAGTGCTGAAATCGGAATAGATGAAGGCACTTTACTTCTTTTTGCGAATGTCAATGACTTACCTGAAAAGAAAAAAAGCGGAGTTCTTAATGTTGACCATAAGATATACAAAGTTGAAGATTGGAAAGTTAATTTCGGAATGGCTGAAATAGTGCTTTCTCAGAATGTTTACTAAGGTGGAGGGGTAAATATATGGCAGTAGTTAGACAATTAGATAAACTAAAAACTTGGCTAGAAACTGAAATATGTCCTCAATTTAAGTTCAAACAGGCTGACGATGAGAACGTAGATGTTACATATACTTATGAACTGGTTAATCCTAACGTGTTTATTATGTATGTTCCACCTAAAGAACTTATCGGAGAAGCAAACAGAGTTCCTTCAATTTGTATTCAATTAGAGGACGGCAGTGAAAGTATGGCAGAAGCGAGCGGGGTTTTAAATCTCCGCTTGCAGTTTGCCACATTTAATCCAGGTAATCATTACGATTACGGCATCGACCGAGTATTCGACACTAACGTTGAAGGTTGGAGAGATGTATGGAACTTTGTTGATTACACAATGAGGAAAATAAGAGATACCGAGCTTATTGACGATTTACGAATTGTCAAAGAGAACGGTATTAAATACGGTCCTATTTCAGACCAAGGACAGATTCCTAATTTTTATCCATACTATTTTGCTTGGATGAGCTTTTCGGTTGAATACGGAATACAATCATCTAAAGCACAAATCAGAGAACTATTATAACGGAGGAAATAAACAAAATGGCTAATAGTTACCAACACGGCGCTTTTGCCTTGCTGGGCGATTCCGTTGCGCAAAGTGCAATCCAAGCAGGAACGGTCCCAGTTTATATTGGTTTAGCGCCTGTAAACTTAATTAAAAACTATGCAGAAAATGAAATTATTAACACTCCAGTCAAACTTTCAAACTTTTTGAACGCTCAAAAGACAGTTGGATACTCAAAAGATTGGAATAATTTCGACTTATGCGAATCTATCGGCGCTCATTTTGACAACAAACAAGGCAACATTGGTCCTATTTATGTTATCAACGTGTTAGACCCTGATAAGCATAAAAAAGCTGAAGCAACTCAATTTGAAGTTTCGTTTACAAACGGTGTTGCTGAATTTGTTAGTGATACTGCAATACTTGACACAATCACTCTTGAAGAAAAAGTTCAAGACGTTGATTTCACAGTATCTTACAACTTCACAAGTGGAAAAGTAATCTTAACTTCTATTGGTGCAACTCAACTTGACGGTCAATTATCAGGTTCATACTTTGAAGTTGACCCTACAGCAGTTACTGAAGATGATATCATCGGCGCTGAAGTTGACGGTATTAATTCAGGTATGAAGGTTGTAAACTTGCTTTACACTAAAGAAAATCAAGTTACAAACTTAATGTCTTGTTTGAAGTTCAACACAAATAAAAAAGTTTACAATGCTATGGCAACATTCTGTAATGGAATTAACGGTCATTGGCAATGTTTCTTTGTAGCCGATATCCCTGTTAAAGACGGTGAAAATGCTGTTGATACTTTTGTTAAAGCTAGAAACTGGAGAGATTCAAACGGCTATGATTCAGAACGTTCAGAAATCTTTTGGCCTATGTCTTACGATGATGCAACAGACAGAATTTATCATAAATCAACTCTTGCTATTGTTGAGTATATGAGAGCAGACCAAGAGAATGATTCTATTCCTTTTGAATCTTGCTCAAACAAAGAAATCCCAGTAACAAGACAATACTTCGGTGAAGGTTCTAAAAACCAAGGATTTGACCAAGTAACAGCTTCAGCAGAGCTTAACGCTTACGGTATTTCAACATCTGTTTACTGGGGCGGTAAATGGGTTCTTTGGGGTGGTCATACTGCTAAATACAAATTTGGTAAAGACATTGACGTAAGAGCAACTGATGCTCACTATATGAGAATGCTTTTCCATTGTATGAACGGATTCCAACGTAGGCAAGCAAGCAAGATTGATAAACCATTTAATCTACAGCTTAAAGACAGCATTATAAACGAAGAACAAGAAATACTTGACGGATTTATTGCAGTGGGTGCTTTATTACCAGGTTCTAAAATCGAATTTTTACCTAGTGAAAACAGCACAAGCGATATGATTAATGGTGATTTCAAATTCGAATTACCAGTAACAGTAACACCTAGAGCAAAATCTCTAACAGGTACAGTTTACTATACCGATAAAGGTTTAGCTAGTTTGGTAGAGGAGGAATAGAACATGGCAAGCTTAGTTAAAAAAGGCACAATCGTAGGTGTAACAGCTTACGCTGACGGTGTTCTTGTGGCTGAAGATGTAACTATTTCTTTACCTGAGATTACACCAAAAACACAAACTTTTAGCGCAATGGGTGATATTGAACTTCCATTACCTTTACTTGAAGCAATGGAAGCAACTATTAATAAAGTTGGTATTGATAAAGGCTTTATCAGACTTTTAGTTCCTGAAAAACGCAAGTTTGAGTTCAGATGGGTTCAAACTAAAGTTAAAACAGATGGAACACAAGAATTTGAAGGTTGCAAAGCGTTTATCACTGGTATTCCTAAGACTGTTTTCCCTGGTGGCGACATTGCACCTGGTGAAAACTATGAAGGCGCTATTTCTATTGCTGTAACTCGTTTCCAACAATACGTTGATGGCAACGAATATATTTTAGTTGACAAGTTAAAAGGTCAATTAAAAATCAACGGCAAAGATTACGCTAAAGGAATCCAAAACTTATTATAGTGTAGGTTATGGGGGCAAGGGTTTTTCCTTGCCCTTTTTAAATAAAGGAGAAATAAAATGGGAAAAGAAATTTTGAAATTAAGTTCACCGATTAAAGTTAACGGTGTAGAGATTAAAGAATTAGCTTATGACATTGATGCGCTTGGCCCTGGCGATATTATGCAAGCTGATAAAAATAGAATGAAAGTAACTAGTGGTATGGTTTCTCAAACTGTAGCTGAATTAGATACTACATTACATTTATATGTTGGTCTACAAGCAGTTATTAAACTAAATCCAAGTGTTGACGTATCAGACTTAAATAATTTAAGTGGTAAAGATACTTATAAAATTATGAAAATTGGTAGAAGTTTTTTCAGAGAGGACTCTTCTGTGGACGAATCGACAACCTCAGAAGAGCAGTCAGCGCCTATTCAAGAAGATACAATTGCTCAAAACTCGAAGTAGAAAAAATGTCGATGGCAGATTTCCTAATTGAAATCAAAGCAATGAATCAAGAAATTGATGTAGAAAACAAACTGCATGAACAAATGCAAAATGAGATTAAGCAAATGAGGTCAAAACATGGCAGATGGTAAAGTATTAAAAGCTACGGTCGAATTAGCTGGTGCAATAGACCCGAGTTTAGCAAAAACTATTAATAGCGCTCAAAAGTCTTTGAAAGGACTTAACCTTAAAGCAGTAGGTATTGGTGCAGCTTTTGTAGGTGGAACAGCCATTGCTATTAAAGCAGCTGTTGATATGGGGAAAGCATTATATGATTTAGGCAGCGAGTTCGACAGCGCTTATGATGCTATCAGGATTGGAACTGGTGCAACTGGTGACGACTTAGTAGCTTTACAAGATACTATGAAGGATGTTTACACAAGCATCCCAGCATCAATGGAAGATTCAGCAAAAGCTATTGCTGATTATAATACTCGTTTAGGTTTGACTGGTGATGAGTTAGCTGATATGTCAAAGAAAGCGCTTCAAGTAAGTTCGATGCTTGAAACAGATTTAGAAACTACTATCGAAGGTTCTTCAAAAGCAATGCAACAATGGGGTATTGATTCGAAGGATATGGGCGATAAGATGGATTACATCTTTAAGGTTTCTCAATCAACTGGTATGGGCTTTGATGAGCTTATGACCAATATGCAACAATATGGACCACAGCTTCAAGAAATGGGTTATTCTTTTGAAGAAGCTAGTGCCTTGATGGGGCAAATGGAGAAAGCTGGTGTCAATACTTCTGAAGTTCTTGGAGCTATGAAAAAGGCAGTCGGTACGCTTGCAAAAGAAGGAATCAACGCAAGCGATGGAATGCAGTTGTATTTTGAAAAGATACAAAATGCTGGAACGGCAGCAGAAGCTACAGCGATTGCAAACGAAGTATTCGGCGCTAGAGCTGGTTCAACTATGGCGGCTGCAATTCGTGACGGTTCAATGGCTGTTGAGGATTTAACAAAGAGCCTTGAAGGTAATTCTGAAAGCATTGATAAAGCTTATTGGGACACAGCAGACTTTGCTGAAAAGTGGCAGTTGTTACAAAATCAGATGAAGGTAGCTTTTGAGCCTGTAGCAATGGCAGTATTTGACGGTATGGCAGAGCTTATGCCTGTAATCTCAAATGTAATGGAAAAATTAACTCCAATAATAGCTGAATTAGTAGAGAAATTAGCTCCTCTTATCAATGATATATTTGCTACTTTTGGTGAGGTAATAACAATTTTATTACCTCCATTAATGCAAGTAGTTGATGCAATATTGCCAGCGCTTATGGATATAGTAACAGCTTTATCACCTGTACTTGGGTTCTTAGCTAAGATGATAGGTTCTGTTTTAACACAAGCAATCAATATAGTTATGCCTTATGTAAATAATTTGATTGGAATATTCACTAACTTAATTAACTTCTTCACGAATATATTTTCAGGTCAATGGGGCGCAGCTTGGAAAAACATTGTAAATGTATTCAAAAATATATTTGGTGCAGTTGTTAACTATGCCTTGATGCCTTTGAATCAACTTATCGGCTTAATAAACGTAGCTATTGAAGGCTTTAATCAGATAAAACTTCCTGATTGGGTTCCTGGTATTGGTGGAAAAGGAATAAATATTCCTTTAATCCCTATGATTAGTGTTCCTAAATTTGCAACTGGTGGATTTACTGATGGGGTTTCAATAGCTGGTGAAGCTGGTATGGAAGCTATTATTTCATTCGATAAAGCTTACAGAAACAAAAACATTGGTATATGGGAAAAAGCTGGTCAAATGCTTGGAGTTTCTTCTAGTGGATCAAGTGTTAATATCGGTGGAGTAACCATTAACTTTGATGTTAGCGGAAGCTCAAACCCTGAAGATGTTGTAAGAGCTATTAAAAACAATATCCACGATGTTGTGGACGAGCTTGTGGATGAAATGGAAAGAAGAACTTCATTCAATTATAACGTCAATGCTTATACTGGTTAGTGGAGGGCTAAATGCAAATAGTAGGTTATAAAACACATATAGCAGCAGCGGGGGAAAGTTTCGATTCCCTCGCTTTTGAATATTATGGGGATGAGTTTATGGCTGATAAGCTTATGAAAAACAATCCCCTACACGTTCAAAAGATTGTTTTTGAAGGTGGGGAAAAGCTCACAATCCCAGTCTATGACGATATAGAAAGCACAGAAACACTTGCACCTTGGCGCAGATAGAAAGAGGTTAAAAAATGGTTCAAGCACAATGGAGCGATAGACAATTTAAAATAACATCAAACCAATTAAAAATGCTTGAAAGTTTCGGCGCAAGCTATAAAATCAAGAAAAAAACAGACGGAACAACAGGCACAACAAAAATCGAAGGACACGAACTGCAAAGCTTCAGCTTATCTTATCCAGTAAGCCCACAAGCTGGAGTTAATCCTTTGAGCGAATATTTAACAATGCGCTCATATTTGGGTAAAACAGCACCTTTATTGCTTGGGAATACTTTATTCGGTCCTGATTATTTAATGCTTGTTAATGTGGCTTTAAACGCTGATTTAATATCTCCTACAGGGGTTATTCTATCAGGAACTATCACGCTTGATTTAAAAGAGTATGAAGTTGAAGGTGTTAAGGTTGCAGCTAAAGGCGCAAAATATCAAAGTCCAATAAAAAAATCAAAGAAAGAATCTATAAAAAGCGGCCTTGCCGACATTGGTTTGAAAATTTTGTATAACGACAAAGACATCACAGACGATATTTCAGTCTCTAGCTGTATACATGATATGTTTGCTTGCTCACAAGCTGATACTTTATTAATTAAGTTTAATGATGCTAAAAAGCTTTGGGATGGTTGGAAGCCTTCAAAAGAAGATGTTATATCGGTTTCTTACGGCATAGCAAAGACAGGAGCAATGTATATTAATTCAGTTGTTCCTGAAAACGGTTTAATGACACTTAGGGCTTCATCTATTCCACCTACAGCTTTGGATAAAACCGATAAGTCCTGGGAAAATGTTCACTTGCTACAGCTTGCTAAAGAAATTGCTTCAAGGCACGGTTTAACTTTTGAGAATCACGGTGTTTCAGACAAGGTTTATAACTATGTTAGACAGCCTAATATACCTGATTTTGAGTTCTTACAACAGCGCTGTAACTTAGAAAGTTTGGCTTTTGTAGTGTATGACAAAAAACTTGTTTTATACGATGAAGCAAAGCTAGAAACAGCAGAGCCAGTTAAAGAGGTTAAAATAAATTCTGATAACGATTTTAGCTATACCGACAGCTCACAAAAAGGTTATGGAAAAGTTATTGTTAGTAACGGTAATTTAACTGGTAATTATACAAGCAAAAGTGGGTTAACCAATGCTCTAACTCAAACGATTTCAACAGCTATAAGTGGTCAAGCTGAAGCTGATAGATTCGCACAAGGGTTATTAAGACAAGCAAACAAAAACCTTACAAACGGAGTTTTCAAGCTTCCTTTAATGCGTGAGTTTTCGGCTGGTTCAGTGATGAAAATAGCAACTGAAGGGGTTAATACTTGGAACGGTAACGGCTTTGTTTCACACATAAGGCAAGATTATATTAACTCAACTTCAAAAGTTTTCTTTAGAAAGGCGGTTGTTTAATGCAAAAAGGAAAAATTTCATCCTTTGGGGCAACAGATGCAAACGGATTATACAGAGAAGCAAAAGTTCTTCCTAATACAGAATCTAAAATGCCTACAAGGTTTTTAACAATTCCTTGGTATTTAAGAGGTTCTATGGGGAACTTACAAATCAATACTGAGGTTGTTTTTGTAACCTTTGCAGACCTTACAGGCTATATTGTAGGACGGTTTGATGGTGAGTGGACTGGGAATATTCCTTATGAGCTTATGACTGAAAAAGGTTTGACCGTTACAGATAACGTAACTTGTGCGGACCTTGCGACTTCAGCAGTAGCAAGCCAAAATTCACACGTTCACGGCAACGGAAACAATGGGGCAGATACAACAGCACCAAAGGGGTGATTAAATGATTCAGGCACAATGGAATAAAGAAATATTCGGCAGATTACCTAACTCTTTAAGGACTATTGAAAGCTTTGAAATCTCTTGTGGAATCGTGACCGAAGAAAACGAAAGCACAAACGGAGTTAAAAAGACTGTTGTTAAAGGTATTGCAGCAGAAGATTTAAAAATCTCTTTCAATACAGGCTTTGCAGTTGGCACAGACCCAAGGCAAGAGTTTGAGGACTTTAAAAAAATAGCTGGAATGCAAGACAATTTCTATCTTAATAATGTTGATGTAGGCAGAACACAGTTTGAACTGGATGAGATTCAATTATCAGATACTCAAATGGATAACTCAGGTAGGATTCTTTCAGGAAAAATATCGTTGAGTTTTACTGGT